AACTCCTGGTTTAGGAACATATTCAGCGTATATTTCGGGTTCTACCTTAAATATCGACTTTACTCCAAATAGTGGACTAAGCACTGATTATAATGTAAATACGATTCAAGTTTCTATTGCAAATACAAACTCAGTAGGAGTTGGAACCTCAACAATTTTTGATACGCAACTTTCTTCAAACTTTGTTTCTATTGCATCATCAACATCACCAACAGCTACAGTAGTTTCTCAATTTAATCTTGATGATTATACTTCTGCATATTATATTGTTTCAATAGAAGATACTACCAATAATCAATATCAAACTGAAGAGTTAATTGGTATTTCCGAAGGTTCAAATGCTTATATAACAGAGTTTGGAACTTTAGCTACAAACTCATATCTTGGTGATTTTAGTGCAGATCTTTCTGGTAATAATTATCAACTTAAATTTACTCCAAATGCAAATATAGACTGCCAAGTTAGAGTATTTGAACATTTAGTCAGTCATGTTCACAATTTATCTTTAGATTCAGAAATAGATTTAGAATTAGCAAATATTGAGGGTGGTTATGGATCATATAGTGGAACTGACATTGATATCAAAAAGTCTTTTCCACTAACTCATAAAGAACTTTCAATTTTTGAAAGATATGTTCTTGGAAATAATTCTTCAATTGTAGATTTGAGTTTAAATGCAATTAAAGTTCCAAATCACTTCTTTGTTACAGGTGAAAAAATATCATACACTTATAATGATTCTGATGCGGGCACATTAAATGCAATTGGAATTTCCACAACATCAATTGTTGGTATTGGCACTACCGACAAATTGCCAACAGATTTATATGTCGTAAAAGTTAATGATCTTTATGTTCGTGTAGCAGCATCAGCATCTGAAGCTTTAAGTGTTCCTCCATCTGTATTAACTTTGAGCAGTGTAGGAATCGGAACTTCTCATGTTTTAAGATCTTTGAATCAAAATAATAAAGCATTGATTAGTATTGATAATGTAATACAATCTCCCATTGTTTCTACAGCAATAACAACAACTATTAGTACATATGTTTCGGCAACAGATACTCAAATAACATTAAGTGGAATCACCTCATTCTTTGGTGGGGATTTAATTAAGATCGATAATGAAATTATGAAGATTAGTTCAATTGGAATTGGATTTACTAATGCTGTAGTGGTTGAACGTCCTCTTCTTGGAACTGGAGTTGCAACACACGCTCAAAATTCTATTATAACTAAAGTTTTAGGAAATTACAATATTACTAATAATACTATTCATTTTGTTACTGCTCCATATGGACTAGTTCCCTTTTCCAATCCATCAAATAGAGCAGATGAACAAGATTATGTTGGATTGACTACTGGATCCACATTTAGTGGAAGAGTTTTTACAAAATCTGGAGTCCCACAAACTTCTAATGAACCATACTATAATAATTACATTTTTGATGATATTTCTTCGCAATTTAATGGATCCGATAAAACATTTACGCTACAAACAAACAATTCAAATGTCACAGGATTCTCAACCAGCAATGCTGTAGTTTTAATTAATCAAATTTTCCAAGGGCCAGCAAGAGATGGAGCAAATCCAATTATTGGCGATTATGATCTTAGTGAGCAATCAGGAATTACGTCAATCACATTTACTGGAACAGGAATTTCTACAGATTATGATGTCAATACTGCAAGCATTCCTCGTGGTGGAATTATAGTTTCTGTCGCATCAACTGAAGGATTTGGGTATCAACCATTAGTTGCTGCAGGAGGAACTGCAATTGTTTCTATTGCGGGAACTATTGAATCAATTAGTATTGGAAACAGTGGTTCTGGATATAGATCTGGAATTCAAACTCACGTCAATGTTGGAGTTATTACCGAAAGCACTGGAATTGTCAATATTGAGTATATTGGAATTGCTACTATAAGTGATGGACATGTTATTGGAGTTGCAATCACAAATCCTGGGATTGGTTATACATCATCCAATCCCCCAATTGTAGTATTTGATGATCCACTTTCATATTCAAATATTCCATTAATTTATAGTTCCTCTTCCGTTCTTGGAGTAGGTACTGGAGCGGTTGTCGATATTGTTGTTGGCCAAGGTTCAAGCGTAATTAACTTTGAAATTAGAAACACTGGATATTCTTATGGACAAGGCGAAATTCTAACTGTTGCTACTGGAGGATCAACTGGTATTCCAACAGACACTGCGCTTACTTTTGAAGAGTTCCAAATTGCAATTGATAGAACTCAAACAGATTCTTTCTTTGGAATGACGATTGGAGATTTACAAGTTTTAGATCCTATTGATAATCTATTTGATGGCGAGTTAAAAACTTTCCCATTAAAAATTGACGGACTTCAAACGACAATTAGAGCAAGAAAAGGATCAAATATTGATATTCAAGCAACATTATTAGTTTTCATTAATGACATTTTGCAAGTTCCCGGAAATGGATACACATTTGATGGCGGAAGTACAATTACTTTCCCAGAGCCTCCAAAACCTGGAGACATATCAAAATTACTTTTTTATAAAGGCAATGGTGATATTGATGTTATAACTGTTGATATTCTTGAAACAATCAAAGAAGGCGACACCGTACAATTATATGATGATAGCATTGACTTGACACAAAATAAGAGATTGGTTACTCAAATAAACTCTACAGATATAATTCAAACTAATGCTTATTATAAACCAGGACTAACTCAAGATAGTACACTATTGAGGCCTTTGATTTGGTGTAGACAAACTGAAGATAAAATTATTAATGGTGTTGGTGTTGGTAAAGATAGAATTTCTTATGAACCTTTGATTCAACCAACAACAAATATTATTCAAAATGTAGGCATTTCTTCAGATGAAATTTTTGTCGAAAGTGTTAAAACATTTTTTGATCATGCTAAAGAGTATGATTCAAGTTCTAAGTTACCACGAAAATTAATTCTTATAGATCAAGATATAATTGTTGGAGGAATCGCAACTGCTTTAGTTTCAATCGCTGGAACAATTAGTTCAATCGTTATTTCTGATGGAGGCGTTGGATATACAACAACACCAACTGTCACGATTTCTGATCCAATTGGAATTGGAACAACAAGAGCGACAGCAACAGCAACTATATCATCTGGAAGTGTAACATCTATTTCCATAGATTATCCTGGATATGGGTATACTACCACAAATCCACCATCTGTTTTAATAGAGCAACCTCCACCCAAGTATGAGATAATTGATAATGTTTCTTATGAAGGTGACTTTGGTATTATTGTAGGAGTCAATTCAACATCTGTTGGAGTTGCATCTACGGGTATTGTGTTTGATTTCTTTATTCCTCAAGATTCTTTCTTAAGAGATTTAAACATTAATACTGTTGGTATTGCAACTACAGGAGTTAGTGGAATTCAAACTGGATATTACTTTATTATTGATAATTCCAATATTGGATATGGAGTTACCTCTTTAAGACAAGATGGATCTGTTGTTGGACTAGGAAGTACTTTTATTGATAATATTTACGAGGTAGCATCAGTTTCTATCGCGCAAACTGATGTTGCTGGAGTTGGATTAACTTATGTTGCTCAAGTAACTGTAAGTCTTGATTCTTATAATGGATTAAGTGGATTTGGATTTAGTAGTTTCTATGGTGAATATAGTTGGGGAAGATTAAGTTCTTTTGTCAGATTAGATCCTAAAGAATTTACAATTTATAATAATGGTATTTTAGGAATTAGTACTTCACCAACAATTCAAAGAGTAAATCCACTCAAATACCGCAATTATAACACATAAATAGATAAAAAAACGACAAAATGTCTGCAATTATAACTGATCAATTAAGAATTTTAAATGCGAAGAATTTCGTTGCTGCAGCAACATCTTCAGCAAATTCTTATTATGCTTTTGTAGGACTTCCCAATGCAACAAATTATAGCTCTAATTGGGATATTAATCCTCCTGCCCCAAAGGATAATTTTGATCAAGAAAATGATCATTGGGACACTGCAATTGCATTAAAAAAAATTAATTCCAGTGACGTAAAACAAGTAATTCGAAAAATCACTTGGACTTCTGGTACAACATATGACATGTATCGGCATGATATTAGTAGAACTAATTTATCAAAGCCTTCAGGAGTAACCAGTTTATATTCATCAAATTTTTATGTAGTAAATAGCGATTATAAAGTTTATATTTGTCTTTATAATGGCATTGATCCTGAAAATCCAGAAGGAAAACCATCATTAGATGAGCCAACTTTTACAGATTTAGAGCCAAGATCTGCTGGTAATAGTGGAGATGGATATATTTGGAAGTATCTTTATACAATTAAACCAAGCGATATTGTTAAGTTTGATTCTATTAACTTTATGCCAGTTCCTAGAGATTGGGAAACCAATTCTACAGATTCGGCTGTAAGAAACAATGCTTCTACTAGTGGACAATTAAAAATTGTAACAATTGTAAATCGTGGAGTTGGTTTAGGAACAGCAAACAAAACTTATACCAGAGTTCCTATTCGTGGAGATGGTTTTAATGCAGAAGCAACAGTCATTATTAATAATGATTCTAAAGTAGAATCTATTACTATTTCTAATGGAGGATCTGGATATACCTACGGAACTGTTGATTTAGTTGCTGGAAATGTACCGACAGGAACAACCGCACCAACTTTTGATGTAATTATTCCACCTAAAGGTGGACATGGTGCAAACATTTATAGAGAATTGGGTGCATTTAATGTTTTAATTTACTCTAGAATTGAAAATGACTCCCAAAATCCAGATTTTATTACAGGAAATCAAATTGCTAGGGTTGGAATTATTGAAAATCCAGAGGCATATGGATCAACTTCTTTATTAAATCTTGATAAAGCAAGTGCAGTCTATGCTCTAAAATTGACTGGAGTTGGATATAGTTCAGCTACATTCGCAGCAGATAGTAGAATCACTCAAACAGTTGGTGTTGGATCTACAGCGGTTGGTAGGGTTATTTCATATGATCAAAATACTGGTGTTTTAAAATATTGGCAAGACAGAACCTTGGTTGGGTTTAATACTGATGGAACCCAAAATTCTCTTCCAACATATGGATTTAAATTAAATAGATTTACTTCCTTACCAGCAAGTGGAGGTTCTCTAACGATTCAAGGTGGCAGCACAAACCTTTCAATTGACACTGGATTTAGTGGTATTTCAACTACAATAAATAGTAGGACATATTATTTGGGCCAAGATTTTACAAGTGGTGTAGCAAATCCAGAAGTCAAAAAATATTCTGGAAATACAATTTATGTTGATAATCGTCCATCGATTACTAGATCAACTAACCAAAAAGAAGATATTAAAGTCATTTTGCAATTCTAAAGAATCATGCCTCAACAGACTAACCTCAACGTTTCGCCATATTTTGATGATTTTGATGCAACAAAAAATTATCATAAGGTATTATTCAAACCGGGATATCCTGTTCAGGCAAGAGAATTAACGACTTTACAATCAACTCTACAAAATCAAATTGAGCAATTTGGTAATCATGTATTTAAAGAAGGATCTGTTGTAATTCCAGGCCAGATAAACTATAACAATCAATTTTTTGCTGTAAAAATTGAAAATCAATATTTGGGAATAGATGTAAATCAATATCTTCCAGGCTTAGTAGGAAAAACTATTATTGGAGATACTACTAAAGTTGAAGCAAAAATTATTCATGTTTTGACTGAAAATGAAATTGGAAACGAGTATGCTACATTATATGTAAGTTATTTGGCATCTGGTATTGAAGAGCAAAGAGTATTTTCCGATAGAGAAAAATTAAACCTGCAAGAACTTTTTACTAAAGATGCTATTATTATTCAGGCAGGGGAAGGATTTGCAAATACAACTTCAGACTGCTCAGCTATTGGATCAGCAATCATTTTATCTGCTGGTATCTATTTCTTAAGAGGATCTTTTGTTGAAGTTGATGATGAAACTTTAATTTTAGATCCATACTCAAACCAACCATCATACAAAGTCGGACTTGATGTTATTGAAGAAATCATTACTTCAGACGAAGATGAAAGTTTAAATGATAATGCTCAAGGATTTTCAAATTATGCTGCTCCAGGCGCTGATCGTTTTAAAATTTCAGCACAGTTATCTAAAAAAGAAATTGATGTAGTTAATACAGAAAACTTTGTAGGACTTCTTGAAATTAGAAATGGTGTATTAATCAAAAACACTACACCAAATCCACAGTATAATGTTCTTCAAACAGAGTTGGCAAGAAGAACTTCAGACGAATCTGGCGATTACTATGTAAAATCGTTTTCAATCACTCCAAAAGAGACATTAAACAATTATTTGGGAAATAGTGGGGTATTTGATCCCGTACAGTTAACATATAATAATAATGTTCCAGCAGATGATTTAGGAACTTATAAAATTTCTCCAGGAAAAGCTTATATCAAAGGTTGTGAGGTAGAAACAACTTCTACTGTATTTTTAGACTTTAAGAAACCAAGAACAACTAAAACACAACCCAACGCAAGTATTCAATACTTAACTGGTTCAACTTATACATTAAATCGTGTTTATGGCGCTCCTAACTTAGATCTTGCAAGTCCTTTTATTGTAAGTTTAAGAGATTCGAGAGTTGGAACATCTCAGACAGTTGGGGCAGGAAAAGAAATTGGAGTTGCTAGAGTTTATGATTTTGCTCTAGAATCAGGATCCTATACTACTTCAAATGCAAACTTAAATCAATGGGATATTGCATTATTTGATATTGAAACTTATACCGAAATTTCATTGAATGAACCAATTACATTATCTACTCCAATTCACATTAAAGGAAAGGCAAGTGGAGCTACTGGTTATCTGAGATTTGATGTTAATAATGCCGGTATTATAACGGCATACGGTGTTCAAGGATCTTTTGCATCTGGAGAAAAGTTTATTTTCAATGGAGTTGAAACTACAAGTAGAGTTTCTACTGCAATTACCGAGTATACTACTAGAGATATACAATCCGTATCTCAATTAAGTGGTATTAGCACTATCTTTACCGGAGATATTATTCCATCAGCAGTTTACAACGTTGGAATTGCTTCTATTACTGCACTATCAACAGCAGGTATTAGTAGCATTACAATTCCAACATCAACTGATTTTACATTTACAAATAATTTAAAAGTTGGATCATTAGTTGGATATACAGTCCCAGGTTCTGCACTTCCAACTTTATCTAAAGTATTAACAATAGAACCAAGAACAATTACAGTTACTGGTATTACTACTGTTACGGGAATCAATAAGGGATCTCCACCTTCAACATCTTCTAATGTAACTGACTTAACTATTCTTGGATCAAGGTTCCAAATTTCTTCAGACAATACTTTATATACTCAACTTCCAAAATCATATGTCATGTCGGTAGATTTGACTGAATCAAATTTAACCATTAGAAAAGAATTTTCTGTTTCAATTACGAGCAATCAGACAAATACTGTTACTGCAGGAACTAACGAGTTCTTCTTACCTTTTGACGAAGAAAGATATGTTTTAACCCGTTCAGATGGAACATTTGAAGTTTTAACTTCCGACAAGTTGGTTTTTGATAGTGAATCTAAGCAACTTACAATCTTTGGATTGGGGACAAATGATACAAATGCTAGATTAATTACAACATTAAGAAAAATTAATGTTACATCAAAAGTAAAAAATAAAAACAGAATCAATACTTTAGTTATTAATAATTCAAAGTTAAGTGCATCTGGGATTGGATCCACGACATTAAATGATGGACTTACATATGGATCATATCCATATGGTACAAGAGTTCAGGATGAAGAAATTTCGCTGAATACTCCAGAAGTTACTTTCTTATATGCAATTTTAGAATCAAATAATACTGACGATCCAATTACTCCAGCAATTACATTCAATCAATTAAATGGCCCAACCGCAAAAACGGGCGATTTATTGGTTGGTGAGCAATTTGTTGGAAAAACCAGTAAAGCAGTTGGCGTTTATGTTGCTAGAAATAATGATTTAAAAATTGACTTTTTATATTTAAATGAAAAAACCTTTCAAGAAAACGAAGTTGTTACATTTAAAGAATCGGGAATCACTGGAGTCATTCAGACTATTGAATTAGGATCTACAAACATTTTAAACAACTATGAATTGGATTATGGACAAACTGATACAATTTATAATTATGTAAGGGTAATTAGAAAAGCAAACACTAAAGAACCATCAAAAAAATTAAAAATTATTTTTGAGTCTGCAGGATTTGCATCTTCTGATTTGGGAGATATTACAACTGCAGATTCTTATAATCAATTCGATTATTGTACAGTTGCATTTGCAAAACCAAATGTAAATAATACAGATATTTTAGATATTAGGCCAAGAGTTGCAAATTATACAACTACTGAAGGTACTAGATCCCCATTTGAATTTTTATCAAGAACATTTTCTATCAGTGGCAATAGTGGAAGAAATATTCTTGCATCAGACGAATCTATTGTATTAAGTTATTCACATTATCTTCCAAGAGTTGATAGATTGTTTTTAACTAAAGAAGGAATTTTCCAATTAAACTTAGGAGATCCTGCAGAAAATCCCGAATTACCTCCAGCGTTACCAGACGCATTAGAAGTTGCTACAATTACATTACCACCATATCTGTGTGATGTATCAAAAGTACAAATAAACTTCTTACAGCATAAGAGATATCAAATGAAAGATATCTCAAATCTTGAAGAAAGAATTAAAAATTTAGAGTCATATACAACTTTAAATCTTTTAGAAACAGTTACTCAAAACACAACAATTAAAGATACTTTGGGTGTTGATAGATTTAAATCTGGATTCTTTGTTGACGATTTTACAACAACAAATTCTCAAAATAAATCAACAATTATCAAAAATAGTATTGATCCAGTAAACTCAGAGTTGCGTCCATCTCCATACACAACTCAAGTTGACTTATTAATTGGTTCTAAATCCTTAATCGGTATCGGACAATCTGTAGATCCTACTGCAGATTCTAGATTTGTAACCGATTTGGTTGGTAATAATATTAGAAGAACAGGACAGTTAATTACTCTTGATTATACTGATGTTGAAAAAGTTATTCAACCATATGCTACAAGATCTGTTAATGTCACTCCTTTCTTAGTTACAAAATATAATGGACAAATTGAACTGTTCCCATCATCAGATACTTGGGTTGATCAAGTTAGAATTGATGCAAAGCGTGTTGAAATTGATAACTTTACAGCTACACAAGATCAATTAATTGCTCAAGGATGGGATCCTCAAACAGGATATAGTCCAGTAACTTGGGGTGCTTGGGAGACAACTTGGAGTGGAACTACATCATCACAATCCCAATCGGCTCAATATTATGGTTATGGTTGGCCATATTGGGGTTGGGGAAGATATTATGGTTGGTATGGTGGATATTATGGATATTATGCAGGACATCCCCGTTATGGTGGATGGTGGGGCGGCTGGTGGGGCGGCGCTTTAGTAACAACCACAACAACCGCAACAACCACAAAGCAGCAGCAAAGATCTGGTACTCGTTTACAATTGCATGAAAGAGTTACTACCGAATCTTTAGGAGATTCTGTAGTATCCAGTGAGATGCTCCAGTACATGAGATCTCGAAACGTTGAGTTTACAGGAAAGAGATTTAGGCCTTTTACTCAAGTATATTCGTTCTTTGATGGACAAGACGTTAACACATATATCACTCCAAAATTACTCGAAATTACCATGGAGTCTGGTGTATTTGAAGTTGGCGAAACTGTCGTTGGATCACTGCCACTAAATGCAATTGCAGAAAATTTTACTCCACAAACGACTCTAGAGTCTATTGTTTTTAGAGTTGCTGCGCCGAATCATAAATATGGGCCATTTAATAATCCAATAGATATATTTGTAAGAAACCCATATGATCAACAAAATACCACTGCATTACCTTCAGATTACTCATCCACATCTACAATTCTTAATATAGACGTTTCAAGTCTTGCTGAGCAGGCTTTAGGATCTTTCTATGGAAGTGTTGTTAGTGGTATTAAATTGAGGGGACAAACTAGTGGTGCTGAGGCAACAATTAATAATGTTCGATTAGTTACTGACAATGTAGGAACAGTTATTGGATCTTTCCTCATTCCAAATCCAAATGTACCAACAAATCCAACATTTGAAACCGGAACCAAAACTTTTAGATTAACAAGTAGTTCTGTCAATTCTCAAATTGACGGTGTAGTTGATACAAGTGGCGAAGGAAGTTATTACGCTCAAGGAAAACTTGATACAATCCAAGAAACTATTGTTTCAACTAGAAGTGCTGAGTTTACGTCAGAAACATTAACTGAAAATAGAACTATAACTGAAACATCAACCAGTGCATCATCTAATGTTGTTGGATATAATCCTTGGTATAGATATGGACGTTGGGGATACTGCTATTGGGATCCTCTCGCACAATCGTTCTTTGTTGACGAAGAGAATGGTATTTTTGTAACCAAAGTTGATCTTTACTTTAGAACAAAAGATGACACTTTACCAGTCATTGTTCAATTTCGTCCAATGACATTGGGAACACCCAAATCTGAGGTTTATCCATTAAGTTCCATTGCGGTAGAACCAAAAGATATCAATGTTTCAGATGATGGTTCAGTAAAAACTACTATTGTCTTCCCCTCACCAGTTTATTTGAAAGGTGGACAAGAACATGCAATTGTTCTTCTTTCAGAATCCAATGAATATAATGTTTGGATTTCTAGATTGGGAGAAGCGACTGCAGATACGGCATCTGGCCCAGAGTCTCAACAAGTTATTGTTACTCAACAACCTCTGTTAGGATCTCTGTTTAAGTCTCAAAATGGATCAACTTGGGATCCAAGTCAATATGAAGATCTCAAGATGACTCTGTATAGGGCAGAGTTTAATACATCTTCAATTGGCGACATCAACTTCTACAATCCAGATTTAAATATTGGAAACAAGCAAATTGCAAACTTGCTTATAAATCCATTGGAACTTAATTCAAGAGTTCTCCGAATAGGATTAGGAAAAACTGTAACAGACACTGGATTAACTCTTGGAAATACGATTATTCAAACGAATTCAAATGCAAGTGGCAATTATGTAGGTGCTGCCGGTTCTGCAACAGGAACCATGACAATTGTGAATGCAGGTATCGGTTATTCTGATGGTGTTTTTGCAGACGTTGCTCTTGCAAATGTAACAGGATCTGGAAGAGACGCAACTGCAAAAATTACAATTATTAACAATGTAGCTACAGCAGCCACAATCAGTTATCCAGGTTCTGGATATAGAGTTGGTGATGTTTTAACTGCAACTAATTTTGGTGGTAGTGTATTGGGAAGAAACCTGAGACTGTCAGTCTCATCAATTGACGCAATTAATGAACTGATCGTTGATAATGTTCAAGGAACATTTACAACTGGTGCAGGAAGCACTATTGCGTATATTGCAACAGGAATTGGATCCACAAACTTAAATGGAACGGCAGGAAATGTAGAGGTAACTTATGCTACTGTCGATTCTGAAGATAAGGAAGGAACCTTCATTAAGGTAAATCATAAGAATCATGGAATGTATGCATTAAACAATGATGTTACAATTTCTGGAGTATATCCAGATTCTTTACCATCATTTTTAACTGCTGATGTTGCTAAAGATTCTACTGCATCAATTTCATTGTCAGATATGATTCTTGATCCAATTACGGGAATCAGTATTTTCCAGACATTTGAAAACGTAAGCGTAAGTTCTACAAATCCAGGTTATGTATTAATTGATCAAGAAATTATTGCTTATGAAGGTGTAAGTGGAAATACTCTTACTGGAATTACAAGACAAATTGATCAAACCAAATCGTTTACTTACACTACAGGAACTCCAGTATTTAAATATGAACTTGATGGTGTTTCGTTGAGAAGAATCAATAAAACACATACTCTTCAAGATGCATCAGATTTAGATAGATCTTTAGATCTTGATTATTATTATATCAAAGTAGATACAAGTCAGGCAGGTAAGACTGAATCTTCACCACACGGACAAGTTGATAGGAGCGTTAGTACTTCATTCCCAAGACTTTATATTAATGAAACTAAGTCTGCTGGCGGCCCAAACATTTATGCAACTCAAAATATTCCGTTTGAAATCATCAAACCAAATATTCAAACAATGAAGTTGACAAATACTAATATTACTGCAACTGTGAGAACAACTAGTGGTAGTAGTATTGATGGCACCGAAGAGTCCTATCTGGATCAAGGATTTGAACCCATTAATTTGGATGGCAACACTTACTTCTCAACACCTCGAATTATTGCATCTAAGATTAACGAATCTACTAAACTTATCCCAGCAACATTCCCAGGAAGTAAATCTTTGACATTGAATATGAAATTAAGTAGTGCTGATGAAAATATTTCTCCAGTTATTGACTTAGATAGGGTAAGTGTAATTCTTACAAGCAATAGAGTAAATAGTCCAATCACAAATTATGCTACAGACTTTAGAGTTTCATCTTTGAAAGACGATCCATCTGCATTTGTTTATGCTACAAATGCAATTTCGCTTGAAGTTCCTGCATCATCATTAAAGATTATCACAGCTGGTTATGTAAATCAATTGAGCGATCTGAGAGCATTATATGCCATCATGAAAGATCCAAATGAAACTCCAGTATACTATCCATTCCCAGGTTATAATAATTTAACTAATCTTGGATCAATCATTGATTCAGCAAATAATGATGGACTTCCTGACAAGAATATTGCAAAATCAGCAAACTTTAAGAACTTAAGTCCTGAATTGGAATATAAAGAGTATCAATTCACTATTAATAACTTACCAGAGTTTAGATACTTTAGTGTTAAATTAATTGGATCTTCTCAAGATCAGGCTCATCCACCAAGATTAAGAGAATTTAGAGTTATTGCTCTCGCATGATATGATGTTTTCTAAAGTAGACGGACATGACAACTTAGTTCGTGACGAACAAACTCAAGCAATTTTGAATGTTAACATGGTTGAATATAAAAATTACTTAGAACAAAAACGTGTTAAGGAGATTGAATTTGAAAAAATTCAGTCTCTAGAAAATGAAGTAAATTCTATGAAAAGTGATTTAGATGAGATTAAAAATTTGCTCAGGAGTATGATCAATGGATCCAAATAGTATTACATTAGAAAATATTAATAAAATGTTTGAATATGAGAAACATTCAAGAGATATAGATAGTATTAATGATCTTGAAACTTTGAAAACCCTTTCAAGGATGTATATTAAGTTGTATCTAAAACAACAAGAAGTCTTGACACAACTCTAATGGCACAACCATCTACTCGACAAGAGCTTATCGATTATTGTAAAAGAAAACTGGGTTATCCAGTTTTAGAGATCAATGTTGCTGATGAGCAGATTGAAGATCTTGTTGATGATGCAGTTCAATTCTTCCAAGAAAGACACTTTGATGGTGTCTATCAAACTTATATGAAATATCAGATCACACAAGATGATATTGATAGAGGAAGAGCAAGAGGTGGATCATCTGGATCTGTAGGCATTACAACCACAACTGTAACTGAAACTGTAGGATATAGTACATCATTTAAATATGAAGAGAATGGAAATTATTTGCCAGTTCATCCATCCGTAATTGGAGTAAACAAAATTTATAAATTTGACGGCACTAATAGTATTACTCATAATATGTTTAGTGTTAAATATCAGTTGTTTCTCAACGATGTTTATTATTGGGGATCTACTGAATTGTTAACTTATGCAATGGTTAAAACTTATCTTGAAGATATTGATTTTCTTTTGACAACTGATAAACAAATTAGGTTTAATAAAAGACAAGATAGACTTTACTTAGATATTGATTGGGGTAGTGCAGCAGTGGGAAATTGGATCATTATCGATTGTTGGAGAACAATGGACGGTAATGATTATGCACGAGTGTGGAATGATTCTTTCTTAAAACCATACTTAACAGCGTTGATTAAACGTCAGTGGGGACAAAATTTAATTAAATTCCAAGGAGTCAAACTTCCTGGAGGAGTTGA